TGCGCTCCTGCTTTGTTTGATCCATCACCAAGCAACGCGACAGTTTCAGCGTCAATGACGTATTCACCATCGGACAATTTTGCGTCAATTGTATCATCTCGACCAGATCCTGCGCCACGAGCAAATCGTGCAATATTGCCTAATGCACCACCAGCTGCGTAACCGGCAGCGTTGTATGCGCCAGAAGAAATTTTTGGCCAATTTTCTGCCATGTATTGATACAAACTTCTATTTTGTTGATTCGCATCATTTTGAATCTTGTTCCAATCGAATTGAATGCTCGGACGATTGAAATATTCTTGTTGTTGTGGTGACAATTGAGATACAGCCGATTGCGCATCTTTCGGTGCTGACATCATTGAACCAAGTGCTAAAGCACCGCCACCAATAAGTGCCGCTTTACCCCAATCAATACCGCCACCTGCTTCAGTTTGTGGTGCTGCTTGCTGAGGTGTTAATCCGGCAGATTGCGTTGCCGCATCACCGTAAACATTATTTGGGTTATTTGTGGTGTTAGTTAATCCGGTAGGACCGCCTAATGCATTTACACCTTGACCGTTAGGAGCATTTGAATATATAGCTTGCTCTGAACCTAAAGAATTATTTGAACCGAGAATGTTTTGAGTGCTTAACGCAGCAACCCCAGCATCGCCAAATCCAGGAACAGCTGTGTTGTAAATATTGCCGTTCGTCATGGTTGTTGGATTGTAGTTGTACCCGCCGAAGGTGTTAGCCGCTGTACCTAAATCATAAGATGGCGCAGAAGTTGCAGAATTCGGCACCCATGTTTCAGCACCAGATACCGGATCAGTCACATATTGACCACCACCTGCTGAGGTATTCATACCGCCAGCCATGTTGCCGAGTTTCAAACTATTCACAATATTGTCAGAAGGTTTCATGCTAATGTCAGACACATTAACTTGTTTACCCATATCTAAACTGTAATCTTTGTTGCCCGTGTTAATATCATTTAACTTAGCTTGATTTGCAGCGGACATTTCAGCCGGTGTTTGAAATTGTAAACCTGCTACAGCACCTGCTAATCCGCCAGAAATAGCCGCTTGTTTTGGACTGTAACCGGCTGTTAATGCGTTACCAAACGCTTGACCACCACGATTAGCGGCAAGACCTAATGCTGAATCAGTACCGATACCACTAGCCATAGATCCGATAGCACCACCGGCAGCACCGACACCAGCTCCCATAGCTGCGCCTTTTAATACGTTTCCGCCAGATATTCCAGCATTAGCCGCACCGACACCCGCACCAATTAACCCACTGCCGAGCATAGCTTGTCCGGTTTTACCGAGTCCAAGACCAAGTGCGCTACTCGCAGAGCTACCTACTTGACCGCCAAAACCACCGCCTAACGCGCCAGCCGCACCACCCATCAATGCACCTTTCCAACCGCCCGTAATACCGCCAGACAATGCACCAATAGCTCCGCCACCTAAAGCAGCCGCACCCGCACCGGTCAACAATCCACCAGAAAGCATGCCACCAATAGCTGTACCAATACCAGGAGCAAAAATTGATAACGCGATAGGTAACACGGACATGAATATTTTAAAAATACTTTTGTACTCATGAAGACCTGTTGTCGGGTTGATTGTACCCGCGCCACCCATACGTTTTAACATTTCGGCTTCACGATGATTGATGTGCGCTAACATGTCGTCACCGCCTCTACCCTCATCTTGTATTCTACGAGCAGCAACGGCTAAACCACCTCGCGCGTAACCTTTGGCTTGAAGACGATCTTGCAAACCATACAAAGCGATCAACAGTGACACAACAAACACTTGATCATATTGTTCCGGCACCATGTTCGGATCAATTACACCGTCTTTGATAGCTGATGCACGCACCTCACCGTATTTGTCTGGATTTTGAAGAACAAACTCAAGCATTGCAATCGCATCGTCAAGATCTTCCGGCACGATAGGCATGCGTTGTACTTGCGCCTCCATTGTGTCAATACCCTGCTTGTAAGTAGGATCTTGACTCGCTAATTGCATAATGATGTTTCTAATTTCACTCATTTTGTTTGTCCTCTAAACCACTTATGGTTGTAGTAATCTTCTTTTAAAAATCCGTAAATATGTAAATCATCGTCATCCTCAAACGATTTACGCATGATGCCTTCAAGCTGAAAGCCAAAGTGTTCATTTAGCCGTTTGGCTTGCGTGTTCTTTCCGCGCAGGAGTCCTGTGACGCGAGCAACATGCAGTTTGTTAAAAATAAATCCAAATATCTCGTTAAACATTACAACCGTTTCTCTCGGTCTAACTTTTTTGTTGTCAATTGCAATAGTTAAATCGATGTTGCGCGACGTAAAATTAGTCATAATAACCACGCAAACAAATTCACCTTGATTGTTTACTGCTGAAAATGCACGGAAAAACTCTGGTGGATTTTCGAGTCCAAGACGCTCACGCGCCCATTCTTCTGCTTCATCTTCAAGTTCAAATCCTATGTATTTCATATTATTCTACCGTTTGACAAAAACGCTCTGCCCACTCACGCCAGTCATCAAACTGATATGGGATCGGAAAGTTTTCTCTAAGCGTTAAATTGTTAACAAACTGCATACCCCAGTTCTGCCAGTTATTTTCATCTTCAAGACGACCAAACGCACCGTATGGATCAAAGTCTAATGTAATCTGATCTGCCCAATCACGAAGTGTAAGATGCGTTGGAAGTGTGACTCTGATACTCATGATATTACCGTATTGTCGCCCATTGAAACATGTCCAATGATTTGACCCATTTGATAATCACCATAAATTTCATTTGACTCAAATCTGACGCGAAGCTCACGACGTTGCTCTTTAAGCATAACAATCTGTTGCCAAGATTCTTGCGCAGTTGCTGGAAAAGTAAACGTTGTACCGTAGACTTCTGGCGCACGCGCATTGGATCTACCTGTTACTTGAACAGTCATGTTCCCACTTTGCACAAAATCTGGTTCTATGCGCGTAATACGCATAAATTCGTTGTTACCTTGCGCCACCGCAGATAAATCAGCCGTTTCAAAATACGATTGGATCGGACTAACTAAATTACCATCAATTTCATCAACACCTTGTTCTTGAATCCAGACGCGAAAATCATCTGTGCCGCCTATCATATTCGTAGTGGTTGCTGTTATTGTTGTTGATGTGACTGCTACGACAAGATAATTTGCGCGAGATCCGTCGGTTGTGGCTGTCAACGTAATCACCGGATCTGTGCCAACCAACGCTACTGTTGCAACGTAATCCGGATCTGAACCGTAACTATTAATATTGTTAGCAACATCCTCAGCCGTTATAAACAAACTCGTGTTGTATGGAACCGTTCCAGACATAATTTGAACGCCACCAACTGTAACAGTATTAACTGAGCCAGAAGAACCGCCAGTCAATGTAATCGTACCTGTTGCGCCCGTTGCTTCCGGTCCGGCAACTGCACCACTTAAAATAGGTGCGGCAAATGAGTTGTTAAATGCACCCGCAGATCGTCCGTTAGCAGGAAGTTTCGTGTCGTACCATGTGTTTTCACGCACGTTGTAGATAACGGCATGGGTGCATTCTGTTGCGTCACCGCGTGGATAACACCACCAAATTTCACCGTAACGAGGAACTTTGTATGCAAATACTTTTGATCGGTGACGTTTGTTTAATCCATCAAAGAAATAATTTAAATTCATTGTGTTTGGCACTTCACGCACCACACCGTTGAACATCAAGAAACGATCAACACCTGCCCAGAAAAACACACCGTCGTAATCCACCACGCTGTTTTCTGAAATAATAGAAGTGTCAGTGGCTACTACGTCAAATTGAAACACAGACGCACCACCGGTAAACGTAGCACGAATAACTGCATCGTATGCCCAAAATAATCCAGCAGGAGCAGTTCCACTACCAGCTCTCAGTGGTAATCCTTTGATAATCTTTTGACCCCACACACGCGCAAGACCTGCACCAGATCCAAAATCTGTTAAATTTGTAGGTTCTCCAGCAACAGACCATCCAATAATACCGTCAGTACCGTAATAAAATAAATAAGGATGAAGCGAAACAATACCGCCCGTGCAATTTGCGTCGGGAGGTAAATTGATAGACTTTAAAATACCTGTGCCTAAAACCTCACCAAAGAATATTTGACCGCCTTCATCATTAGCAATACGTTGTAAGTTAGGTGATACATGCGCCAGTAAATAATTTTGATTAGTTGAACTGTCGTATTGATAATCAAACATCCACATGTTCAAATCATCAGCAACTAATGCGTTAGATCCGTCATTCATGTTTTGTGTTGTGGTTGTTATTACCGTTGTCGTGACTGCTACAACATACCCATTGAAAACAGATCCGGTATCATCAGATAAAATAGCAATTGTAGTGCCTACCGCGAGCGCGATGTAGTTGGGTACAGAAGTGTAAGCATTGATATTAGCAACAACAGCAGCAGCCGTTGCTGTTAAACTAGTAACGTAAGACACAGCACCGGACATGATATTAACGCCATCCACTGTGATAGTATTCACAGAACCCGCAGCACCGCCTGTCAAAATGACATTCCCGCTAGATCTTAACGCTTCTGGTGTGCGATCTGACACAATTGAACTGTTAGCCGTGTAGTCGATTGTAAACCTCTCAACCATACTGCGACTTCCACTGTGGCAGTAGATGTAATCCATTTGAGTAAAGTTACTAAAACCACGACTAATTTCTGTCAAATATTTTTGCGTTGACCGGTATCCACCAATTTTACGCGGAAGACCGCGTTGCCATCTAACCCACTGACCGTCAGTGTAGTTATTGCCTTCAAACTTTGTACCGTCACGTTTAATGCCTGCATCTGATTTTAATACGATTGTTTTTTCTGGCATTAGAAAGTACCACCATTAACCGTGTTCAATGGCGCAGTACCTAATGCCGCCCATGCTGCGGCTGCGTCTACTGCCGTAAACAAACCTGTACCAACAGAAGTACCGCCTAGGTTAAGAAGTGCCGCACCTGCCGTAACTGCACCAGTACCGCCTTGCGAAACTGCAATCGGATATGAAATTGTAAACGTATCAGCACGAACCACGTCTGTGCCGTCACAATAAAGAATAGTTCTTGTTCCTGCCGTGATCGTAACGCCTAAACCGGCAGTTGTTTTTACCGTGAACGTGTACGCACCTGTGCATTGATTATCAACCCAATACTGCTGAACTGTGGCTGGCACAATGATGGTACGATTTCCTGTTAGTGTGCCGGTAAATCGATACGAAATGCGATTTAATTCTGTACCCGATAGCGCGTAATTACCAGTGCCGCCTACAGCAATAACAGTGTAATCAAATGCGAATGTTGCAGACTGTCCAAAACCAATCGTGTAACAGTTCACACCGTCACTGGCGATGATCGCAGATTCTCCTGGCTGAAAACTAAGATTAGCTGAACCATTAATCAAAGTAGCACCAATAGCATCAGCAAGAATTGCACCGGTGCCAGAGTTGCGCAAGTAAATAAACCAATTATCACCGACCACTGTTGGATCTGGAAGACTTAGTGTACCGCCAGCACCCGTCCAGTTGAACATTTTGGCTCTATCAGCAGCACTGGTCGTGTAATTTGAAGCAAAAGTTGTGATCGGAATAGACTGTGAAAGCAAAGATCCAGTAGCTACAATACCTGTACCCGCGAGAGCAGAAGCGTTAGCTATTGAAAGACTTGCGCCATATTGAAGTGACTTCCAAACACCAGCAGTAGTAGTGTTATTAGTCAAATAAATTTGCCAGAGCGTGCCGCTAGTAACAACAACAATTTGTGTGCCGTTAGCGTTTTTAACTGTAATAGATTGCGCACCCACGTTATTAAACAGGATGGTTTCACCTGTTCCTGCTTTTGCAGCGTCTGGTAAAAAGATACTTAATCCCGCAGTTGCTGACGAAATATCAATAATGCGCGTGGCAAGATTATTACTAGCAGATGTTTCAGTTGGCCAGCTTAACGTAACATCAGCCGTAAGCGTTAACGCGCTGTAGCTTATTTCACTAGGATAAATATTTGCGCCACCGAAGACTTCGGTATATGTTGTCATTATGCTTCACTCCGGTTCGCTGTGCGATCCATGATACGTTTAAGATCTTCGCCATTAAGTGCTTGAGCGGCTCGGTCATAAATAGTTTGCCAAACTTGAACACGCTCATCATTTTTAAGAAACGGTGTTGCTTCAAGTAACGTAGCGTATAAAAGAACATCTGGCGCGTACTCGGTAAGCCAGTTTGTTTGAAAGTCATCACCTAAGAAACGCACTTGTTCGTAAAATAAGATTTCTAATGTTTGCGAAGTTGCGGGCGTAGGTGCAATTATCCAGTGTTGATAATCGTAGTCGGCATAATACGATGGCGTTCCAGTTTCAGCAGGATCTGGCCAGTAATTTCTGATGTATTCATAAGCACGCGCAAAAATAGGCGTGCCGTCAACAGTCATGCTGACAGTGTCACGCCATCTATCGGGTTTCATATAAACGTTAACACCCACCGCTAACGGTGTTGTGACTGCACGAATAAAACCTTCAATTTTAAGTTCACGCGCAATACGACGCTCACCCATTGTGATGAGTCGAGGAAGTTGATCGTAGACAATTTGATCGCTTTCTTGCGTAAAACCACGCTCTAGGTAACGTCTAA